GGCCGTGTCGGTCTTGAGCTGGAGCTTGAGGCGCACGATTTCAGCCGCGCAGGCGGCGCTTGCCGCCGCCAGCTTACGCATGCCGTCGCCCAGCTCTGCCGCCAGCGTCTCGAATTCCGGCATCGATTCCGGAACCGGAACCCGTCGCGTCTTCTTGTCTGCTGCCATTGATACCTCCGAATTCATGCCGCTTTGCGGGGTTGCTGGGATTTGAGGCGCCGCCAGGCGATGGAGAGGGCGAGTGCCGCGTCGTGCCAATCCGGCGCGCTGAGGCCGGGCCAGGCCATGCCGAGCGACTGGAAGATCTGGAGCGGCGTCTGGCGCATCTGCGCGGCGACCAGCGTGTGCTCGATCGCAATCGCCATGGCCTCGTCGTCATCGGGTTTCAGCCGGCGCATAACGGCGAGGCGGCTCGCTCAAGCTCGGTCAGGCGAACTTCGTTCGCGTGCGCCGTGCGGGCGATCTCGCGCAGGATCTGCACGAACCCTTCGCCGTCGTGGAAGCCCAAGTAGATGTGGTTCTCGTCGAGGATGCACGCCTCGGCCAGGTCGGCGATGCCGTCGATCGCCTGAGACGGTGTGACGTTCTCGGCCAACGTAAACGCAATCATGGTGATGATCCCTCGATAGCGGAGTGTGGACAGCCGGTGCGGCAGGCGCGGTAGAGCGCGATACGCTGCGGGTTCGCGGCGCTGAAGGGTGCGGCCTGGTGTGCGCGGCACTGGTCGCCGGCGATCTCGCCCAGCACCGGGCAACTCACGAGGTCGAGGCGGGTCAGAACGGCGCGGGCGAGCGCCGTCGTGTCCTTCGCGTATGTGCCGGAGAGGACGAGAGAGACGGCCGTGCGGCTGTAGCCGATGCGGTCGGCGACCGCCTGAATCGACCCAAGCCGATCGACCGCGTCGCGCAGCAGCTGCATCCAGTCGCGCGTTTCGGTCGCCTGGCCGGTCATTCGCCAGGTTCCTCTTGCCACATGATTTGCCCGATATTTGGGTCCCAGATGCTCTTCAGGCGCTGCACCATCGGCGGCTTCGGGCCGGTGCGCTTGACGAGGCGATAGCGAGCCTGGCGCACCGGCGTCGAAGGCTGCACTATGGTCAGGTAGCCGGCGCGCAGCAGGTTGCCGACATAGTCGCCGGCATGCTCCTCGGCGACCGGCTGCTGCTCCGTCGAGGCCGCGACCGCGAGATCGCGCGGGCTGAAATCGGCCAGCATCGCCATCGTCCGCCACATCTGCTCCGTGGCCAGCCCTTGCGTGCAGGGCGTGCCATCCGCGCGCAGCCGCGGCGCTTCGATCCCGACATCGCGCACAAGCTCATAGGTGTGCGTCCGGCGCGCGCCGACGACGGCGGTATCGGCAATGGCAATGATCCCGCCCGCGCGCAGGCATGAGAGATAGTCGCTGACCGCGCTGGCGTTGTGGTCGATCGACCGCGCCAGCTCGCGCGCCGTGAAGCAGCGCAGGGTGCGGATCGCATCCCACACCACTTGCCGGCCGCGCGGCTTCGGCCCGGAAGCGACGAGATGGATCGGCTTTCGCGCCATCACACAGGCCGACGCGAAACCGGTGCGGAACCGGTGAAGAATTGGCCGGTGAAGGTCGCCCGCGTCATGCGCGTGAGACCATCTGTGTCCGCCTGTTCGCGCACGCGATCCAGGCTCACGCAAACGCGCCGGATCGAACCGGCCGCCGCCTCGTGCAGCGGCACCAGCAGATCGTCCGCCAGCTCGACGCCGCGGCAATAGAGCCGTGCCAGGTGGCGGGCATCGTCGAGCGAGGCCGGCATGGCGCCGACCCAATCGAGCATGCGCCCGTGAACGCGTTCCCAGCGCCGCAGCGAGGCCGGCAGCCCCTCTTCACCCACAAGGATGATCGCGGCCTGGCTGCTCTCGTAGATGTCGCGCACGACTTCGATCATGTTTTTCTGGACGAGGAAGTCGGCCTCGTCGACGATCAGCGGCCGGCGCGATAATGACAGTTGCTCGCCGATCTGATCCATCATGTCGGGGATAGTCGCGGCCGACTGTATGGCCATCTCGGCGAGGATGGACTGGCAGAATTTCTTGCGCGTCCACACCGATTTACATTGCACGTGATAGGCGCGATGGCGGTTGGCGGAATAGATCGCCGCGAATGTCTTGCCGAAGCCCGAGGGACCGTGGAACGTCGCCATGCCCGGCAGGCCGGCGGTTCGGTTCATCACGCGGTCGACCAGCTCGGCCAAGGCCGCGACATTGCGCAGCGGGGCGATGGTCGACGAGATCGATATCGTTGGTGCGGAAGCGAAATCTTGGGGCATGTGATCCTCAAGCGGTGAGTGTTTCGGCGCCGAAATCGTCGGCCATGGCCTTGCTGGTGCGGTAATGCGGGGTCTGCTGGTAGCGCTGCAGCCAGGCGCGATCCTCGTCGGACACCAGCTCGCCCGCGGCGATGCGGCGTTCGAGGTCCCTCGCGCGCTGGAAGCGACCCTCCGGGGGTGGGATCTGGATTACCTGGGCCGGCGCAACCAGTTCGGCCTCGATCGCCTGTTGCTGCGAGGCGCGCCGCGCGGCGACCTCGACCGGCACGGCCGGCTCCTCGCGCCGATCGGCGCGGGCGGCGATTGCCGCAGCGGCCAAATCGGGCGTGGAATGCGTCTCGTCGCGCACGCGAAGCGCGACGACCTTGGGCGATTGCGCCGCTTTCGCAGCGCTGTCGCGAAGGATGTCTTCGACCAGATGCTCGGTGCGAACATTCTTCGAGTTCGCCTTCATCTCCGCCTTCTTCTCGCCGATGACACGCTTCTGGACGGCTTTTCGTTTGGCGGACAATTCCTGGCGGCTGATGCCCTTGCGTTCCGGGCAGATCGCCTTGACGAGGAATTTTCCGTCGAGATCAAAGACGTAGATTTCGCCGATGTCGGCCTCGTCGAGCAGCACGCGCACATCCTGGCCTTCGAGCCCGCCCAGCTCCGGCGCCTCGAACAGTGCATTGTCGAGCCGAATGCCCTTCTTGGTGATCGTCCTTACGCCATCGCCAGGCGCCGCCGAGAGCAGCACATCAAGGGCGCGCTCGTCCTCGATCCGACGGACGCCGTGCGGCCAGGCCGCGGCGACTTCAGCCGGTGATTTTCCGTTGAGCCCGCTATGCGGATCGATCGCGTACACCTGGTCTGTCCAGCGGTCGCAGAAGCCCTGCAGCTCTTCAGCAGATTTGCGCAGCTCGACCTTCTCGCCTTGCTTCATCAGACGTTGGGCAAAGCTGCGCTTGGCTTCGATCGCCTTGCGCTCGGCCACGCTATGGCCGATGTAACCGTCCAGCAGCTCAAGCAAATCCCTGCAGAAAGTGCCGAATGCGCGCTCGATATGCGGCTTGGCTTCGGGGGTGAAGGGCGGGGCGATATGCTGCTCGATGCCGAGGCCGCGCACGACGCGCGTCACATGATCCGAGACGTAATCCGACCCGTTATCCGTACCGAGCTGCTCCGGCACGCCCCAATCGATCAGGCTGCGCCGCAGCGTCGCGGCGACGGCGGCGGACGAGCTGCTGCGCGAGACATGCAGCTTCAGGCGCCGCGAATAGACGTCGATGATGCCGACGATCACGTGGCGCGTGCCGTCCGACAACATCAGATCCGCCTTGGTGCTGTCCGCTTCCCAGCGTTGGTTCAGTCGGACGATGTGCGCCGACGCGTTACCGCCGGCCGCTTGGTAACGCGAGCGCCAGGCGTCGGGATTGGCGATCGCCGTGGCCAGTTGCTTGTTCGTCTCGCGCCAATCGGCCATCCAGCGCTGGAGCGTGCGAAAGCTCGGATGCGTCTCCACATCGGCGATACGCGCGCGGATCGCCCGGATGACCAGCTTGGCGCTGACGTCGGGATGATCTGAAATCATGCCGAGGATCAGCTCGCGAAGCTGGGGCGTGGTGTCGATGATCCCCTGGCCCCTTCGGTGCTCGCCCTGTTTCCCCGCCAGGCGCGACAGACCCTCACGCTCCAGCTGCTGTTGCCAGTTGGCGATGCTGTTTGCGGAGACGGAGCGGATCGTCTCGCGCAGCCATTCCGGCACCTCTATCCGCCCGGTGCTGTACTGGTGGCAGAACAGCTCGACCGCGCGTTTCTTCGGCAGGCCGGACACGCGCCGATATCGGTTTGCCAGGTCGACCATAGCCGCGCGCGCGTCGGCCTTGCGCTGGCGTGGTTCCGGGAGCTGTAGAAAATTGGCGAGGCCGTGCTCGCGTGCCGCGGCAACGGCGCGATCGTCGATCGCCTCGACCAGCCGGAGACGCGCGCCTTCAGCACGCCCGGCCGAGCGCGCCGCCGCCGCTGTCGCTTCCTGCTTGGCCAGATGCGCCAGCATGTTCTCGCGTACATCGTCCGGCAGCGTCCCGACCGTGTAGAGATGGCGCCGTCCGCCGCGCACCGCGCTTTCGACATGCATCCAGCATTCACGCTCGGCCCGCTTCTGGACGGCGCTACGGGTAACGCCGATCGCTTGCGCGATCTGCTCGGCTGTGACCTGCGCGCTCATGCTGCGTTCCCCGCGTTGCGCCTGGCGCGCCGCGCATCGTCGCGCAGCTCGCGCGCCCGCGCCTCAAGCCGCTTGGCACCGTCATCAAGGAGGCGCGCGCGGATCGTCTGGACGTGACGGCTCTCGACGACGGCATATCCCGTGCCGTCGATCATCACGGCCAGCGCCCTGGCATCGCCCGTCGCATGGGCCAGCGCGGAAAGCCGGATGGCGGAAATGGTGTGCTCTTCGCGCGCCTGGCTGGCGTAGGCATTGAGCATCTGCAGCGAGACCGGCTCGCGCAGATAGGCGCTCATCCTGGCCGCGATCTCTTCCCGCGGCAGGTCGCAGTCGCGCAGCACCAGGGCCACGGCGCGGGCCACGCGCCCGCGCAGGCTGTCGGCGCGCACCAGGTCGGGATCGACATTCGGCGTGACTGGCGGCGGTTCCCATGCCAGCAGGTCGCCGGTGAGCTTGTCTTGACGGTCGCGGGCCATCACACGGCCCTCGAAAACGTACCGGCCAGCCGCCGGTTCAGGGAAGAATGACGGCTGGCCG